CGCTGCAACCGGGCGAGAGTCTGCGACGCGGCGGTCCGCATCACCGTGAACGGCACCCGCCACGGGATTTCGATCTCCTTGATGAGCTTCTGTTGGTAGGGCGAGTTGGCGTCCCGGTACTCGATCTGCTGCTTCTTGCCGTCCTGGTCGAGGTAGGTGAACCGGACGACGTTCGCGACCTGGTCCATGCTCTCCTCGCGCTGCGAGTCGATCACGTTGACCGCGCCCGATCCCCAGTCGCCCCGGAGCTCCACGGTCGAGTCCTCGCCGGGCTGTGGCCGATGGAGCGCGATCCGCCCGTCCGGCGCACAGAAGATCGCCCAATTGAGGACCCGCAGGATGCCCTGGACCGCGTCGATCACCGAGTCGCCGCGCCGGACCGTGCCGCTCCAGTACTGGTCGTCCGTCGCGTCCTGGGCCTTCCACCACTCGCCCAGGTAGACGTCGTCGTAGCGCGGACTCGCGAAGTCGCTGCCGGTCAGCACGTTCTTCACCGTGATGCCGACTATGTCGTCCATCAGGTCGCGCAGGATCTCGACGGGGCTGCGGTACTGCCCTGACTTGTAGGCTGTGGTCGCGAACGTGAACGTGTCGCCGGCCGCGTAGGCGCCAGCGTCTTGCGACCAGCCGGCGGACCGGATCCTGAACAAGCTCCCGGATGCCCCCGGAGCAGTGATCTCCACATCGGCCGTGATCGACTTGTTGAGCTCGGCGTAACCGGTCGTAGCTACGGTGAAGGTCGTCGCACTCGTGAACGTGATGGTCCAGACCGCCGTCGGGATGTGGAGGTAGTCCGTCCCTTGGGCGATCACCTCAACGCCTTCGTCCTCGCCGTCCTGGTCCCAGTCGTTGTCGTAGTCGTTCCCCGCGTCCTTCGTGTAGATCAGCCCGGCGAAGCCCCCGCCGTACCACCCCGCGTCGTTCTCAAACTTCGCGTTCACGAGCTCGACCAACACGTCCTCGACCTCGAAACCCATCAGCCCGTCGCTGTTCGTGGGGGCCCGGCGGATTCGGCCGGTCGCGAGCGGCTGATCGTGCTCGCCGATCACGGCGCGCAGCTGGCACCAGCACCCGTCCAGATCCCGGCACGCGTTCCAGGTAGCGTCCGACGCGGTGAAGGCGACCTCCCAGGTCTGCCCTTGCATCACCCCAACCGCCCGCTCGACCTCGCGCTCGATCGGGTTCACGCTTTCGATCACCTCGCCGTACGTCGGGCCGGTGATGTCGATCAGGGCGTTCGCCTTGTCGCGCACGAGCAGCCGGAGGTGGCAGGCGTCGCCCCAGGCGTCGCACACCGCCGCGATCCAGCTCGTGTCGTAAAACGCCGCCATCGCCTACCGCCTACGGGGTGTTGATCTCGTAGTCGTCCATCACGTTGCGCTGGGGAACCGTCAGCGCGTCGCCCGCGAGCTCATCCAGGAGATCGGCCACGGCCGCCTCGAGGACGGCCGTTGCGACCCCTGCTTCCCATTCCGCCTCGAGTCCTGGGTAGTCCGCGAAGTCCACGCGGGTCCACTCCTCGCATGTGCCGTCGCTATGCAGATCCACCAGGACTACGACATGATCCGCGTCACCGAAGACCTGCGTGTCGCTGTCGTAGACCGTCGGGCGGTACATCTTCTTGATCAGCGCCATGACGCGTACGCCTCCCTACCACTCGACCGCCGAGATCGTGACCAGATTCCCGTAGGCCGTCTGATCCGTGCCGTTCGTCAGCCCGGTCAACCCGGCTTCGGTTGCGCCGATGCCCCTTACGCCGTCCGTGAACCCGCGCGAGAACGACGAGCGGTGGACGAGCCCGTTGGCGTACTCGGGCAGATAGAGGGTGTAGCTCACGGGGTCCGCGAAAGCTGGATGCACGACGCTGGTATTCAGGATGACTACGCGAGCCGAGCGTGTCGCAACCCCCTGCGCGCGGAACGGATTCCGGCAGTAGTAACCAGCCCCGTTGCCTGGGAACGTGAATCGGCACCGGTCGATGACGATCCGTGTCCACGCCTGCGCATAGAACCCGTACGCCCAGGAGTTGTTGTTGCTGTTGTCGAGACGCCCGGTGCAGTTGCGGATCAGGACATCGTTGACGTAGGGGCCGTAATTCCCCGTACCCTGATCGAGCGCCCGCAGAACCATCGAAGTCGTAACTTCCGAGCCTTGAGCAGTGGCGGCGTTCGTGAACGTGAATCCATCGACGATGAGCCGGTGGTTCTCGCCGTCCACGGGGTCGAACGTGATCAGCGGATTCGCCGTCCCATCCCCGCGGAGGTTTACGTTGGAGGACCCGACCGCCCGGCCGTCTTCCGCAGCCCCGTTTCCGGCCACCGCCACGAGCCGGACGCTACGGGTCACCGTCAACCGCTCAGCGTACCGACCGGGGAAGACCAGGATCCCGCCCGCACTCTGTTCGTCGAAGTTCCCGGCCTCCCACGCCGTGATCGCGGCTTGGATCGTATCGAAGTGGCGCCGCGACTCAGGCGTCCCGCTGAGATGGAGGTTCGCGGCCGAGAACTCCGGGCTCACGAAGAACACGTTGCCGGGGCACAGGTAGCGGTCCAGCATCAGCCGCACGTTGCGGTGCGCCGCGCCCCAGTTCTGGTCGCCGTCCGCGCGGTAGTCGAGTCCGGTGCGGGTCGTGAGGGTCATGACGGCCGCTCCTCCAGTTCGTACTCCAGCTGATAGCGCCCGCCGCGGATCCGTTCGGGATGCCACTCTCGGGTGCGCCAGAGAACGGGGATTACCGTACCGGTCGGGTTGCCGTCCGGCAGGAGGTTGAAGATCCGGGCGGACCAGTACGTCTTGAGCGTGGCGACCTGCTCGTCGGTCAGACCGCGGTGGATCACGCGCCAGCGACCGACCTCAGCCCAGGTCCGCATCCCGATCACGACGCCGTGGCGCTCGTGCTGCGGACCCGCGGGATCGATCCGGCCACGGACCCGCAGATCATCGCTGCCGAGGTACTGCGTCGGCACCTCGTAGGGGTCGTACAGGTTGCCGCCGAGCGGGCATGTCCCGAGAGGCGCGGTGCCCAGAGCCCCGCTGCTCCCGTACTCGTTGCCCCGCAGCTGGTAGGCCGGGTTCGCCATGGCCTACTCCTTGTACGTCCGGTTGATCGACGTGCTGATCTCTCGCCCGATCGTCCGGGCCCACCGCTTGACCGCCATGCTGTCTTCGGCGATCAGCATTGCGCCGCGCGGCACGTGCACTGAGACATTGATCTGAGGCGCGGCGCCGCCGCCAGCGCCCGCGAACGCGAGCTGGTGGTTGGGGACGATGGACCCGGACGCTCGCGGCACGAACAGCTCGGGGCCGCGCTCGCCGACCAGGTAGGCCCGGTTACGGTAGACGTCGCCGCCGAAGGCCTTGGCTTCGGCCTTCCCGAAGCCGAAGACCGTGTCGAAGAACCCGCCGGGGTTGCCGATCGAGGCGAGGCCGATCCTCAGAACTCCGGAGAGCAGCATCCCGAAGATGCTGCGGCCGACCGAAGCGAGGCTTTCGAGGAGCTTCCGCGTGCGAAACACCGCGTCGGCGAAGGCGTCGGCGATCCCGTTCGCCGCGACATGCGCCGCCGAGGCGATGGTGTCGAACGCCATGGCCTTCCGCATCGCGGCCGCGGCTTGCCTGGCTTTTTCGATAGAGTCTTTTACATCATCGACTGCCGCCGCCGCCTCCAGAGCTTCGGCCACGAACGGCCCCATGGGTTCGATCGTTGTGTCAACCACCGGAACATCGACGACTGGCGGCGGGTAAATGTCTCCGGACTGGATGTATGGCGGCGCGGCCGTACCAGCAGCGCGACGCATCCGATCATCGATCTTCTTGAGTTCGGCCGCTTCCCACGCCGTCCACTCGGCGTTCTTGGTGGACAATTCCTCGCGGAGCTTGGCGAACCCAACGCCGTAACCCTCGCTGAAGGCATTGGCTACGACATCGCCGAAGCCCCGCCAGATTTGAGCGAAGTCATGGTTCGTCTCGCTCGAATCGAACGGGTTGAGATTCCGTAGCAGCATCGCCTTCGACTGAGACAGCCGCACCGTCAGATCATCGAAGATGACGCCGAGCGTCGGCCCCAGCTTCCCAAGCGACCTGAACGCCTCCACGACCACGAGCACGCCGTGAGCGATATTGTTGTAGAATCGGGCGAAGCCGGCTTGCGCGCGGATCCACACCCGCTCAAGAGCCGCCCATGCATCGCGACCCGCCTTCGTGTGGTTCACCAGGACGGTGAGCGCTGTCACAATGGCAGCGAGGATCGAAAGAATGCGGGTCCACTTCCCGGCAGCCATGACGGTGTTGAGCACACCGACGGCCGTGGCGAGGCCGTAGACGGCGCCCGTGATCGTAGCCAGTGTGACGGCCGTGTCCTTCACGTAGTCCCAGTTATCCCGGATGTACACCATGGCATCACGGACTTTGTCGAATAGACCCTGCACGGCTCGGGAGGCATCGTGAGCGAACTGAACGACCATCGGCCGGACCTGGTTCGCGAAGTCGATGAACTTGTGCAGCGCCTCGGTCAGTACCGGCTGGAGCGCCTTAAACGTACCGATGAGCGTCTCCTCGAGGGCGGACTTGACCTCCTCCCACCGGCCGCGGGTCGTGTTCATCTGCCGGTCGTACATCTCCCACGCGGCCTGCGTCCCAGTCACCGCCCGGGTCAACCGGTCGAACTCGACCGCGCCCTGCCCGATGAGGACCTGGGCGGCCGTCAGAGCCCGGATGTCAAACATCTTGGCGAGCTCACGCGGCGTAAGCTTCTGCGATTGCAAGCGGGCGATCACGGCCCCCAGGCCGTCGACCTCGATGCTCACCCCACCGAGGGCTTTCTCGAGCTCCTTGCCGGGCTCGATGAGGGTCGCCAGGACCTGCCTCAGCCCGGTGCCGGCCATCGACGCCATGAGCCCGCCGTTGTGCAGCATAGCGAGCGCCGCGGTCGTCTCCTCGAGACTCATGTTGACGCTGTGGGCCTGCGTCCCGACGTAGGACAGCGAGTCCGAGAGCCGCTGCATGTTCAGCATCGAGTTCTGGATGCCGGCGGCGAAGATGTTGACGACCCGCCGCGTTTCGTCGGCCTCGATGTTGAACTGCCGCAACGAGCTCATGGTGAGCTCGGCGGCCATCCCCATGTCGGACAAGGTAGCGCCGGCGAGCTTCAGGACGCCCTCAGACGCGGCGATGATCTCGCCGACGTTCATGCCGCCGGAGGCGAGCGAGTACATGGCGTCGGCGGCCTGGGACGCGGAGTAGGCGGTCGTCGCGCCGAGCTCGCGCGCGCGGTTCTCCAGCTGGACCATCTCGGCGTCGGTCGCGCGAGCGACAGAGCCGACGTTGGCCATCGCCTGCTCGAAGTTGGCGCCGACGAGGATCGCCGACGTCGCGGCTGCAACGAGCGCGGCCGTAATGGTCGTCGCCAGCCTGCGGAAGTCCCGGTTCACCCGATTGCGGAAGCCGGCTAGCGTCGCTTCGGCCTGGCGGATGCCTGGGCCCAAGCGGTTGATCGTCCGCAGGTAGATTGCGACTTCCCGCTTCATCGAGTCGCTCACGCCGCGCCGCCCTCCATGGCTTCCTTTTGGTTCCGGTACTTCCGCGTCTCGTCGCCGATCAGGTCGAAGACCCGCATCGTCACGTTGCTCTGGTCCAGCACGCCACCCGTCTCCGGCAGCGCCCCGAGCTCCTTGCACCGCCGGTACAGCTGCATGTACCAGGCGGCCTCATCGAGCAGGGCCGGGTAGTCGTCGATCGGGCAGGACGCGCAGTAGGTCTCAGGCCTGTCGCAGGTCGCGCAATCCAGCGGTTCGACCTGTCCATCGGCGACTTCGATGAGGAACCGGATGGCGTCCCTCATTCCCCCTCGTCCACCGCCTCCTCGCCGTTGATCTCCTGGACCTTCGCCTGCAGCTTCTCGACCATCCATTTCGGCAGGCGGTCGTAGACCTCGGGGGTGATCGTCTCGTGCTCGACGCTGCCCGAGCCGAGGCCGCGCACGCGCACGACCGACCGGCAGACCCTGGTCTGCGCCATCTTACCCGCGTTGTAGCGGGCTCCGCCCTTGCGGCTCGCGGTGATCATCGAGTCCGTGATCGCCCGCTCGTCCCGGCCGGTGAGCGGCCGCATCCAGAACTCGATCTTCCCGACGCACACGGACGAGCCTGCCTCGCACGGGTGCAGCGCCTGGTCGTAGCCGAGGACCAGGCTCGGCGCCTCCTCGGTCGCGTCCAGGCGGTCGAGATCGAAGTACGCTCGGTTGAGTTCGAACACAGCTTCCTCCTTGAAGCAGCGCCCAGGCTACGCGGCCCAGGCCACGACGGTGTTGTCGTCCGCGGTGATCCGGACGATGGGATCCGTGCTCTTCTTGAACGCGCGGACCTTGAGGGTCGCGATCACGGGGTCTTCGCCGTCGCCGATCTCGCCGACGTAGGAGCCGGTGATCCTGGCGTGCGGGACCTCGATCTTGAGGGACTGCGGCGTGCCCGTCGGATCGGTCACCATCAGGACCTCGAGCGCGATCTCCTGGCCGCCCTTCCACGCGTCGCGCTCGGCCCGCGCCTGCGCGCCCGCCATCTGACGGGTGACCTCGAAGTCGAACGTCCGGCCGCCCTCGGTTATGTCGTTGGGCTGGTCGCTGTCGAGCGTGATGTTGTCGTCGGTGTTCTGCTGGCGCTGGTAGTCCATCTTGAAGCCGGTGATCTCACGGTTGCTCGCGACCGCGACGCCGTTGATGCCGATCTTGTAGTCGCCGGCGCGCAGCGAATGCCAGGAGAGGGGAAACGCCGGGAGCGCTTTGGTGAGCGTCGCCATCTCGGGGCCCAGGTTGCAGAACGCCCCGCTGATCGCCATCTGGCAGAACTTCCGACGCGAGATCTCGAACGAGAGGGCGGCGATCTTAGCACCCAGACCGACCTCGGTGACGAGCGCGGCCGAGGACCCGATCTGGGTCTGCAGGTCCCGGTACAGGGCGAGCCACTTGCTGTCCTGCGAGGGGACGATCTGGTGAGCGTCCGAGACGATCGTGTCCCCGCCGAACGCCGCGGCCATGATGTAGCCCGCCTGGGTGATGTTGGGCTCGATGTTCGAGACGTTGAACGAGTAGTTGAACCCGGCCGCCTGGATGTCGGCGTTGTCCGGGGTCATGGTGTTGATCTGCTCGTAGGTGACCGGCTCACCATCGAGACCGGCGTTGCAGACCAGGACGTGGGCAGGGGCGGCCGGCTGCTGGTTGTAGGCGGTCGCCATCGCCAGTCCGAACGTGCACTTTCGCTTCGGGATCGCCATCGTCTTGGCCTCCTTGCCGTCTAGCCCGGCCTCCCTGCCGTCTAGAAGTCGTCGCGGTACGTGACCGCGAGGGTGATCGTGATCTCCATGACGTAGTTGCCGCCTTCGAGCAGCCCGAGGTTGGTCGACGACCCTCGGTACGAGCTGATCTCGACCCCGGGGATCCCCCACGAGACCGCGTCCCAGATGATCCCCTTGATCTCCTCACGGATTCCGAGGGCCGCGCGGATGTGCGCTTCGGCGTCCGCCGGGTCGAACTCGGACGCGATGCCGATCGTGAACGTCTCCTCCGCTTCCGACACGAGCGGCTTGTCGGCCGAGGTCTGCTCGCCGGGAAGGATGCCGATCGCTGGCGTGACTGCGGTCGCCGGGATCGGCCCGAAGTGGTAGCTCGCGGGCGCCGTTCCGTCCCAGTCGTACGCTTGGAGGGCGGCAAGGATGGCGTCCATGATCTCTTCGGTCATCGCGTCACTTCCCCTTCACCAGGTAGTCGAGCAGGGTCGTCTGGCAGGCGTGGACGTCCTCGCGCTGCCACAGCATGAACGGGCGCGCGGGCACGCCCGGGTGCATGACGAACTGCGGAAACACCATCTTCGCCTGCGCCGTGAACCGGCCCTTCTTGTCGCGGCCCTGGCCGGCGCCGGCCACCTTGAACCGCAGGGTCTTCTTGTTCTTGGCCTCGATCCGGTACCGCGCCTTCTTGGGGCCGGCGAGCCCGGTGCCGTACTGGTGGTAGGGCGCGAGGATGTGGTGCGTGTAGACTGACGCGTTGTCGAGGCCCAGGACCTTCTGGTGGACCGACTTCTTGAGAATGCCGGTGTCCTGCAGCGGCCGTCCCGCCTTGCGCCCGGCGGCCTGGGTGTTGCGCGACAGCGGCCGCCACTTGTCCGGCCGACCGCCTTCCTGGAAGTTCCGCAGAACAGACCGGTGCATGATCGTGGCGAGCCGCTTCATCGGCGGCTTCTGCCCGCGGGCCACGATCTGGTGCAGGTACTGCTCGACCTCGCGCATGTCGATCCGCTCTTCGATCATCGCCGCGTCCCCCATCCGGTCGGGTCGCCCATGTCGAAGATCGAGTTCTCCCGGTCGCCCTCGACCAGAACGCCGCCCGTCTCGTCGACGGTCGGCTCCTTGGGCGCGTTGGCGATGCGCCCAGGATTGGCGAGGATCCCGTTGAGCTCGGCGATCGCCCCGTCCACGAGCGACCGCGCGTAAGCGTGCTCCTCCGGCCCCTTGGTCGCATGCCGGGCTGCGAGGTACCGGCCGGCGGCGTAGCGCGCCGTGAGGTCCTTGACCAGGGGGTCGACGTCGACGTCGGCGAACGGCACCGCGTAGCCCTCGCTCAGGATCGCATCCACGAGCACCTGGGCCGCCGCGATGTACTCGGCGAAGTCCTCGGGCACGGAGACCGTGCCCGCCTGCGGGACGTACAGCTGGACGTCGGCTGCTGCGCAGTACGCCATGGCCTACTCCGGATGCTCCGTGTCGTCGTCCGCGATCTGTGGCTCGAACTCGGGGTCCGGATCCTCCTGGTGCGGGGTCTCGCTGCCACCAGCGTTGTCGCCCGTGCCCTTGCCGCGGCCGTTGAGCTTGCGCGCGAGGCCGCGGGCGATCAGGTCCTCGGCCACCGCCTTCGGCAGGACGACCGTCTCTCCCGCGTCGTAGCTGACGTGGCCGGTCAGGATCCGATCGTTCAGCTTGACCTTCATCTCGTCTCGCTTTCTTGGCGGGGCCGGGCATCACCCGGCCCCGCGCCACCGCACGAGGCCGCGCCTGCTACCAGAGCGTGGCCACGTACATCTTGTTCTGCTGCGTGAGGCCGGGCAGAGCGGTCCAGGTCTCCAGCGCCCACCGACCCGCCGGATCCTCCTCCTCCCACGACTTCACGAACTTCCCGATGAACTTGTCCGGCGCCTTGGAGTCGAACGCCGGACCCTCGACCATCAGGCCGACCGGGCCAGGAGCCTTCACGATGGCCATATTGGCCGCCGTGCCGTTGGTCGACAGGAAGTACTTGAAGGCGCCCGCGGAGTCGGTGTAGCCGTGGTCGGCGATGATCACGCTGAGGTCGACGAGCTTGCCGACCGACCCCTTCTCCAGGAACTCCTTCTTGGTCTCGTTGCTGAGGAACGCCTGCGCCTCGGGCGACTGCATGAGGTAGTTGAGCGCCTGACCGCCGATGTAGAGCTCGGTCGGGGCTACGCCCCAGGTCTTGCGCACCGCCTCCTTCATCGCGTTGAGGTTGGTGAGCGGAGTCGAGCTCGCCGGCACGTTCCACGCCGGCGACGCCGAACCGTAGTTCGTCAGGCCGAACGCGTAGGTCGCGGCATCCTCCCCGGTGATCGTGAGGGTACCGGTCGTGAGCAGCTTCCACTTCCAGTACTCCATCGTGTCCTCGAAGAGGTTGTCGAGGTCCTCGAGCTCGCGCTTCAGCCGCGCGTTGAAGCGCTCGAGGGCGTTGGTGCCTGGCTCGGTCGACAGCCGGATCAGCGACTCGGGGAACTGCTTCTTCTCACGGAGGATGTGCAGCTTCGCCCGGACGCGGGTCTTGCTCGTGAGCTTGATGATCCCGGCCGCGGAGTCGGGGTTGCGGAAGGCGAGGACGCCGGAGTTGTTCGTGATCTTGTCGAACTCGTACTCGCGGGTGTCCGTCGTCTCCGGCGTGAACAGGGTGTTGGTGGGCTTGGCCTCGTCGCGAACGCGCGTCTGGACCAGCCCGGTCAGCTTGGGATTCGAGGGGAACGGCATGACGAGCTCCTTCTCGGCGTAGCCGGGCTAGTTGGTGGTGAACCAGATCTTGCCGGCGAGATCGACGGCAGCCGCGGCGTCGTGGCCGTACAGGTTGCCGGTCTTCACCAAGCCGAGCACGAGGACGTCGGCCCCGTGGTCGGTGGCGGACGCGGCCGGGTTGTTGTCCTTCAGATCGACGTCGTGCATCAGGTACCCGACGCACGTCTGGGTACCGTCGCTCGCGCCGTTGTTGTACTGCGCGAGCTTGCCCGACGCCGTGATCCGGCCCATCGCCAGGCCGGCGCGCAGGACGTAGGTCTGGCCCGTGTTGCCGGCGTCGACGGCCGTCGCGTCGATGGTCTCGGGGACCGACAGGACGTTCTTCCGCACGAATCCCTTGCCGGCCTCGTTGAAGGTCTGCAGAGGCATGGTTGGCTCCTTCCAGCCCTTGCGGGCGATTCCTCAGCCCCGCGGGGCTAGCTCTTCTTCTTGTCCGGCTCGTTGAGCTTGGCGCCCTCGGCGAACTCGGCGTCCCACTCCTTCTGCTCGGTGGTCCGCTTGTCGTTCGGGTCGGGCTTCTTCTCGCCGGAGGCCTCGGCCTTCTCCTCGAACTTGAGGATCTTGGGCCGCGACTTGAGGTCCTCCGCCCACACGGCGAACGGGCTCTTGGCCTCGCTGAAGTTCGCCATCGAGCGCAGGGCGAGCCCCGCGGCCACGGCGGCGTCCTTGCTCGCCGGCAGCAGGCGCCCGTCCTTCACGGCGGCCTCGCAGAGCGCCTCGACCTCGGCCTTGGCGCGCGCGGCGTCGTGCTCCTGGAGCTTCGCCTGGGCGGCCTTGAGCTCCTTGTCCTTCGCCTCGAGCGCGGCCGCGTGGTCCTTCGTGGCCTTCTCGCCGGCCTCCGTCAGGGCCTTGACCTGCTTCTCGAGGGCCTCGATCCGGTCCTTCAGGGCCTTCTCGTCCATATCCACGTACTCCTTGTTGTCGAACGTGAGGACCAGGCCATCGACCTGGTCGCCGAAGAGCGCGGGCAGATCCTGCAGGCCCTTGACCGCCGGCAGGCGCCCGCCGAGGATCGCCAGGTGGTCGGCGACCCACGGCCGCACCTTCCCGCTCGGATCCTTCCAGTTGCGCCTCAGGCCGAGGGAGACCTGCTTGAACAGCCGCTTGTTGATCGCTTCGCGCACTACCGGGGGCACGTCCGACAGCATGGCCATGAGCCGGCCGCCAGCGTTTTTCATCCGCGTGACCCAGCCACCGGCGGGCATCAGGCCCTCGTGGCCGCCGATGCGGATGGGCACCTTGACCGTGTCCCGGAGCTCGTCGAAGGACGTGGCGATGCTGGTGAGGTCCTCGTCCCGGATCGAGACCTCGCCCCCGACCGACGCGTTCCACGTCCCGGGCAGGCACACCTCCACCCACACGCCGTCCTTCTCCTCGGCGAACGCCGCCATAAGCGCGTCCGCCACTTTCTCGGCGTCCGGCTTCTCGCCGGCACCCCGGATGATGGACATCAGCTGCACACGCAGACCCATCAGTGCACCTCGCAGAGGTTGAAGCCGTCCTGCGGCTGAATCCCGGGGAGCTGCTTGGAGGCGGTGAACCGCTCGCCGGTCACGATCGGGATCAGCACCGAGCGGCACTGGTAGTGGTTCGGGGGGTTGATCCGGCTGAGGACCGGGTCGTCCTTGCGGATCACCTGGCCGTGCCAGGATGCGCAGAACTCGGTCGTGCGCGTGTCCAGGACGGCCGAGTACTCGAACGCCTCGATGAACGTCCAGACTTCCTCGTCGCGCATGAGGTTCATGCGGCCCGAGTTGTAGGCCTCCGCGACGTTGGTGCGGACGATGTTGTGCAGGCGCCCGGGCGCGAGTAGGTCCTCGCTCGCCCCGCCGGCCGCGATGTACGGGTCGAACAGGCGCGCGAGCTCGAACTCCATCTGCTGGGCCGTGGCGCCGCGCAGGAGCCCGCGGCCGATCACGTTGCGGGCCTTGAGCAGGAGGTCGTTGCGGTACGCGCCGGCGATCGTGAAGGCCTGCCGGTCGTAGTACTCGAGCAGGGTCTTCTGTACCGGGACCTTGTCCCGCCAGAACTTGATCACGTTGCTGAGCGTGTCGACGGGGGCGCCCGAGCCGGCAAGAGGCGCAACCTCCATGTTGGCCCTCATGGTCCTGCCGACGCTGGGGCGCTCCTCGACCCCAGAGGAGGAAAGGCCGCGGTCGATTTCCCCCCAGACGTCGAGCGCCCCCTGATGGATCGCGTGGCCGAACGCGGCGAGGATCGAGTCCTTGAGCGTCCCCACGTGCTTCAGCTGGAGGGTATCGGCGGCCGCCTGGTCGCGGACCACCGTGCCGATGCCCTTCTTGCGAACCGACAGGAGCAGGTCGTCCCGCATCCGAGCGAACGTCGCCGTGAGGTTCGCCGTGAGCCGCCCTTCGATCCCGTCGAGCCCGAGCTCGATCTCCGCGAAGTTGCACTTGTCCGCGTGGGCGAGCGGGCCCAGGCCCTCGGCGAGGCCTGCCGTCGGACTGTTCTTGCGGCCCGTAGGTTGGGAGCCGGGGACGCCAGTGCCTTGGTCGTCCGGACCTTCGGTGGGTGGGGCCGCAGTTTTCCCGGTCCCCCTGTCGTCCGAACGTCGGTCACCGGGCGCCTCTTTGGACGTCTCGTCCCCGGCAAACTGTCGCGCGGGCAGCCCCAGGCGCTCGCGCACGATCGGCTCGTCGCGGTCGGCGATCCCCTTGTCCACGAGCGCACAGAACGCCGCGGCGAGATCGGCGAAGGCCTCGTCGCGCATGGGCCGGAACACGAGGCGCGGGAACTGGTCCACCGTCCAGTTGATCGAAACCAGCCGTTTGATGACCTGCTCGTGGAAGATGTCCTGGGCGAACGTCTCCCCCAGGTCCTCGATCACCCACCGGAACGTCTCGGTGTGCTGCTTGCCGAGCGAGTAGCTGCCGGACTCACCCTCGTCCAAGAGCAGCTGCGGCAGGAGCACCGCACGGGCCATCATCCGGTCGCAGTACTGCACGCGCCGTTCGAAGATCTGGCCGTTGCCCTTGGCCTCGAGGAACACGGCGTCCCACGCCTGCGGGATCACGGCGGCCTTCTTGACGCCGAGCTTGGACAGGAACGTGAGGATCGACTTGCGCTCGGGCTTGCCAGCCCCCTCGGGGTACTTCCCGATCGGCGTGGGCATCCCGGCGCGCTCGATGAAGACGTTCCAGAACTTGTCGATGTGATCCTTCGCCTTCCAGTACCGGTAGGCGGCCTTGAGGTCGGACTTGCCGAAGAAGTCGCCGTCGTGATCGTGGCACCAGATCACGAAGTACCAGGGATCGAGCGGCTTCCACTGGTTGTTGACGTTCTGCTCGAGGCGCTCGAGGTTGCCGAACGAGTCGGCGACGATCCGCCACTTCTCGGGGTCGAACTTCTTGTGCTTGATCGCCCGCAGCCCGATCCGGCCCTTCCAGCGCCCCTCCTCGATCGGCCGGTAGACGACCTCGTGGATCGAGGTCTTGAAGACGGTCGCCATCATGGCCTTCTGCATGAAGGCGCCCGTCGTCCCCTCCATTTGCTCGAGCTGGTCTTGGACGAACTCCGCGATCTCCTGGTCCTGAGGGTCCTCGGACGCGGGCACGATGTCCCAGCCCGTCGAGATCCGGCCCAGGATCTTCAGGCGCACCGCAGACTTGATCTGCGGCTCCAGCATCATCTTCCGGTAGTCGTCGAACTCGATCTCGTCTGGGTCGAACTCGGTCATCAACCCGAACTCGCGGTCGCGGACCATCGCCTTCTCGTCCGTATCCACGCGCTCGCGCTCCGGCTGCTTGCGCCGGGAGTCCGCGAGGGTCGTGATGCGGTCGAGCAGGCTCACAGCGCCATCGCCTCCAGATCGCCGGCGTCCATGCCCTCGTCGTCGAGGCCGGCGCCGAAGCTCGCCGCGGCGATCCACAGCGCCATCAGCCGGTCGCCGTAATGCCCGGCGTCCGGGGTCCACACGCGCATCTCCTCGCGGAGGTCCGTGGTCTCCGGGTGCGCGGGGAAGTCCCAGCGGTCCATCTCGATGTCGGTGGCGAGGGACTGCACGCCGAGCTCGGGGTCCCGCTTCTTCGCCGTCGTCGTGCGGCCGACCACCTGGATGGCGCCAGCCTCCTCGTCTGTCAGGCCGATGCCGCGGGCGATCTCGGGGTTGCGGAGAGCCTGGACGACGAAGACCTGAGCGGCGTTGTCCTCCACGACGAACCGGGCCGACCCGCCGGCGGCCTGGACCGGGGCGTGGAACGCCCGGTAGCACTCGACCATGGCCTTGAGCACCTCGGGCTGGCCCATCTGGCCGCTCCTGAGGTGACGCAGTTGGCGGCGGTGCCCGGCGCGGACCACCGTGGCGAGGACGGTCTCGTCGGCGGTCTCCTTGGGCTTGGTCGCGAGGTCCACGCCGGTGACGAGCTCGACCTGCGCGTCGACCCGCTCCGGCCAGCGGTCCCACCACTCGACGCGCCCGCGCGAGCGCAGCCAGTGCTCCTCCTTGAAGTAGGCCGTGGTCTCGGACAGCGGCATGTTCCGGTACATGCGGTTGTACGCGACCAGGGAGGAGGCCTCGCGGATGTCCTTGAGCCGCTTCCAGGGGAAGCGCGCCGGCCAGAGCGTCTGGCCCTTCCTGAGCCCCTGCTCGGCGTCGAACTTGACCGAGTGCCACCGCGGGCGCTTGGCGATCTCGTGCAGGGCGTCGTCCACGTGCCAGGCGGTGTCGATGATGATGCAGAAGCCGCCCGGCAAGACGCGGCTCATCAGCTCCTCGTCGATCGTCTCGAGGACCTTGAGGCGCTGCACGGGGCTCTGGGTGTTCGCCTTGTCGAGCACGTTGTCGAGGATGAGCCCGTGCACGCGGGCCCCCAGGATCTGGCCGTCGAGGCCGTAGGCCGCGAGCGACGGGTCAGGCAGCCCGTACGGGCAGCCGTGGACGCGGATCCCCTCGGCGCCCCAGGTATCGACGCCCGCGCGCAGCTCGCCCTCGGCCGGCCGCAGGTCGGGGAAGATCTCCCGGACCCGGGGGTTCGAGACGATGATCCGGCCGATCGTCTTGACGTCCTTCTGGGCCTGCTTGGCCTTGGACTTGACGATGGCGTACTGGCGGTCCGGGTGCTTGCCCAAGAGCCAGGTCGCGAGGATGCGGGCCTGGGTCGACTTGCCATGTTCCACGGGGAACCACATCACCAGGCGGTCGTGCGTGCGCGCGAGGTCCTGGAACACGCGGTGGTGCGCCGCCTGGACGAGCGGTTCCCCCTGGTCGTCGGTGTACGCGTACTCGGCAAACTCGTTGACGTCCGCCTGGCAGCGGGCGCGGATCTCGGCGAGCTGGTCGGCGCGGGCCGCGGCCGCCGCGGCGTCGAAGGCCGCGAGGAACGCCTCGCCAGCCTGGCTCATGGCCACCACCGCCAGGACAAGAACGGCGAGGAGGAGGGCCCGCAGCTCACGCATTGGCACCCCCCATGATGTCGGCGAGGTCGGCGCGGATGGCGGCGAGGACCGTGGGGTCCTTCACATGCCGCACGATCACGCCGGCCGCCTGCTCGATGATCTCGCGGGCCTTCTTCTCGGTGATGCCGATGGAGAGCTTGTCGTTCCAGAGGCCGAGGTGGCGGCCGAGATCCCTGAGGGCGGCCGGCTTGTCCCACAGGCGCAATTCCTTCGTGCGCCCGACGTACTCGCGATCCCTTCCCTGGCCCTGGTACTCCTCGAAGGTCTTGATGCTGGCAATGGCCTTGCGGACGGACGCCGGGATCTCGTCGAGCGGACGCATGCAGCCATTGCTGTCGAAGATGTCGAGCGGGTCGACGTCGGCGATGTCACGGAGGCGCTGCAGCACGAAGTCTGCCTCGAGGTCGGTACGGCTGCGGCGTTCCTGGTAGAGCTCCTGGAGCCTTGCCTGGACGGCTGGCATCTGGAGCCACGTCCACGCCTGTTTGCCAGGATTCTTGGCTCGGGAGCCCGCGCGCCGCGCAGCAGCAGCACCGTGCAGGTCTATCAGGTACTCATGGCAGAATGCCTCCTGCAGATCGGTGAGTTTCGCGTCGTGCTGGCTCTTGCCCACAGCCTTCAGCCTTTCGCATGGAAGCGACCCATGCTCGCGGCCGGAAAGCTAAGGCAGATGTCGGTGTAAAATTTACACTAATTCTCGTGCAGATAGATCGCGAGGGACCTGAACTCCAGCCCGATCGGCAGGTACACAGCGAAGTGCGCCGCCACCCTGGAAGCACGAACGCCGGTGAGGCTCATGCGCCCACACATGAGATCCTTCACATCTCGCTCCGGAAGGCGAGCGCGAGCCGCGATGTCGGCGTACGCGAGGTTGTTGGATGCCGCCCACCGCTGCGCCCTGGCCTTTGCCTCCTCGATCTCGGCAGCTGTCAGGGTGACCCTGATCTCGGTCATCGTGCCTC